TCAGCCGCCAGCCTTGTCGCTACGCAGAGCGACGATCTCCGCCCAGGTCTTCGTGATCGCAGCAGCCGCCGGATCGTCGTGATCCACCCAGGTCAGGTGCGCTGCGTCGGCCAGCGTCACGCCGTATCGACGCTTGCCAAGCTGCTCGCGCCCGAGGTCCGGGTCGTTCGGGTCGATAAGGTCGCCCTCCCACGGCTCCATAAGCGCCAAGACATCCGGGTCGTCATGCTCCTTGTCCGAGCAGTAGACGAACGCGAAGCCGCTGCTCGTCCCCGTCACGCTGCCGCCAGGGTTCAGGTGCCCATCAAGAACCTGCACGACATCGTTGTCGTCGTAGGTAAGACCGCCGGAAGGTGCCGCAGTGATGATGAGAGCGTGTGCCATTAGGTGAGTCCTTTTCTTGACAGTTCGAGTTCAAGGCGTCCGGGTAGCTGCTTGATCTTTGCGCGCCAAAGCGCACGGGCCGTTCGCCCAGCGTCAAGGCGGTTGGGGATATCCACAGACCTCTTTAGGCTGTAGAGCAGATTGAGCCGCCCGCGCCTGCCGCCAGTCTTTGCAGCTACGATCAAATTACCCTTGCTGCTTCGGAAGATGAAGGTCCGTCCAAAGCGCGTCGTCGTGTAGATCTTCCCCCCGCGCGGGCCTCGCCCAGCAAGCTGCGGAGTGACGCCGCTACGCAAGCGGCCAGTGCGCGTCAAAGCCTTACCCGCAGGAGGATAGATCGGCACACGCATGTACTGCGAGGACTTCGCAGTTACACGGTCAGCACCATACTCCTGAGTCGCCGCATATCCCGCCCGCGCCCCTCCGACGCGAAGGATTGCGCGCAGGGAGTTCGCCGAGCGCCCTTTGACTACGCCGCCTACGCTATTGCGAAGCGCTCCAGTGCGGACACGCAGCTTGCGCCCAACGGTCGGTCCCGTGTAGTAGCCACGGAACTTGCCCGTCTTGATTTGGTTGACCCAGGTCTCCTTAGTCTCGATGAGGAGCTTCCGGGCAACGTCGTCCGTCGTCTCCTTGACGAGCCTGATCCTGCGGCGAACCTCATCGCCACTAGGGCCAATCATGCTCATTGGCCGAAGCGAAGCCTCCTGTAGGGCGTCAGCGCCTCAACCACATCCGGCAGGAAGCGCAGGACACCCTCGACCTCGCGACCGTAGTCACCGATCCGCGTACTCTTGCCCATCGGCTCATCACGACGACGCCACATCGCGATCACCTGCTCCTCGCAGGCATACGCAATAGACGGGTAGTTGGCGATCAGCGTAGTCGTGTCAGCAGCAAAGCCGCCCGTGTAGGTGACCTTGACCGCCAGCGGAGCCGTCGCGTTGTTCTGACCCAGGTAGCTCGTGATCACATAGCGGTTGAGATGCAACGCGCCAGTGTTCAGGTCCACCTGATAGTCTTCCGAGTTCTCCGCCGCAACAGTGTCGTAGTCCCAGTCCGTAGCGAACTTGACCTCCGAGATCGCCGCCTGATTGGCAAGCGGGTAGGCCCGAAGGAAGACCACATTCTGGCGCGGCTTCAGATCGTAGTACTCAGTCCGCTCCACGCTCTGCAGCGGACGGTCAATGAAAGACTCGATGCGCTGGGACACCACGGCGATGAGGCGGTCCAGCACCGTGTCGTGCGTGGTACTCGTGATCTCAAGGAGATCCTTGATCCGCTCCTTCGTCGTGGCATCCATCGATCAGTCCTCAGGCTCGGTCTCGACCTCGGGCTCCGGCTCCGGCTCAGGAGCGGGCGCGGGGGCAGGAGCGGCAGCGCCCATGTCGCGAGTCGTGTACGACTGAGCGACAGGCTTCACCGCCTCGACCTCAACCTCTTCAAGGCTGCGCTCGTTAGAGGAAATCCAGTCCATCGCCGCGAGGTAGTCGCGCTTGGACACGCTGGCAAGGCGAACGGTCACGGAAGCGCCGCCAGTGAGGCGCTCGCCGTCCATGGAGGTCACCTTAGCGCCCTCCTTAACGATGAAGGTCTTGAATGCTTGCATCAGACTGAGAAGCTCATGGTTGTAGACAAACGACTGTCCTTCGGCTGAAGGACCATGATCACGCCGACATCCGAGTCACGGACAGCCAGCGTCATGACGATTCGCAGGTATCTTTTGCGCTTGTTGAGGTTCAGGCAACCCGCGAAGGCCTGAGCCTCGTTCGAAGCATCGACTTGTGCAAAGGCCGCCCCAGGGATGTCCGCCCATGCGTCCGTGACGCCAGCGTCGTCGCTCTCCTGAAGCTTCGTGTCGATCGTGCCCCCGACACCAACATGGCCCGCATCCAGAATCACCATCGCACGGTGAAAGCCAGCCACCTCGTGAGCAGCACTGAAGTTGTCACCAACTTCGTACTCCTCCGCATGGAATGCCTGGAAAATGTGCGTAGAGCCGTTGTAGTCGTCGAAAGCCATATTCAGTAGGGAGGGCGCGACACCGAAGTGCCGCGCCCTGAGCCTGTCAGAAGCTCCGCCCTCTCTCGTCTCGAATCAAGACCAAGAGTCCTCTATCGGCTGAACACCGGAGTCACCCGGCTGCGCGAATCCTTAGGCATCGAGATCAACGAGGAGGAGAACTCCACCCTGTCGTTGCTCACGGTCGCCTTGATCCGGACATAGCGCTTGGTCACGCCACGAACCTGCGATCCGAAGTACAGCGCCTCGTCAGTCCCCAGAGCCTCACTAGCAGAGATGAGCGTGTCATTGCCGCTAATGTCGGTGAAGGTACTGTCGTCATCCGACTCCTGAAGCTCCAGCGCAACCGTGGCCGTGGACTGAGCCACTCCACAGTTGAGCAATACCGCTACGGAGAGATGCTGCGCGAGGTCAAGACTGGCACTGTAGTAAGTGCCGACATTGTAGCTGCTAGGGGCATGCCCCTGCGTGACCGCGATGTTCGAAAGATCCATGCTCAGATATTGAAGATGGCCGTAGAAGAATCTGCAGAGTCGCGCGGCTGCAGCGCAAGCTGCACGCCAACATTAACCGCAGCCGTCTGGACGACCAGATAAGCGCGAACATACTTCTTGAGCTTCTGCGTCGAGACGCCGCCAAAGTAGAACGAGTCATCGCCACCAGAGGACTCAAGAAGAGTCCCCGTAGTAGCCCCCGAGACATCGGTCCAAGTCGAGTCGTCATCAGACTCCTGCAACTTGACCGTGAATCGGGAGCCACTGCCAGCGGTGCCCACATTGACAAGCATGAGCAGGCGGTGGTGCTGAGAAGTCGCCACCGAAGTGCCTGCGTACTCACCCGCAGGCGAACCGCCAGTGTGGCTGTAGCTGTTGGCCTTGAGGCTTTGAACAACAGCCAGTTGGGTCAGATCATCGAATGCCAATGTGGGCCCCCTATCTATCAGGCGCTGAAGGAGTAAACGAACGACTCAGGGTGACGCAGCGCGCAGTCCATCCGCATGGTGGCGCGGATGTGCGTCTGGTCCTTGCTGAAGGCGTCGTCGCTGGTGTTGGAAGCCAGCAGACGCAGGCCGCCCCAGCGGGCAACCATGACATCAGCGAAGTTGCCGAACAGGATGGAGTAGTCGTCGTCGGTTGCCGGTGCGGTCATCTGCGTCGAGATGCTGAAGGGATAACCCAGAAGCTGAGTCATCGGGCCCTCAGACAGCATGAAGCGCGAGACCTCAAGGTTGGAACCGGAACCGGCAGTGTTGTTCTCCGACTTGATCTGACGGATGTTGGTCAGCGCCTGGGGGTGCATGATCCACCCAAGGCTGCCCTTCAGCGCGTTGCTGTCCATCAGGCTATCGATGAAGCTAAGAAGCTCGGGCACAGTCGGCGAGAGCGTCGAGGTCAGAGTGGTCTCGATCTTCGCCACATTGTCATCAGCCATGATGCCCGTAGGCTCACCAACGCCGCCGCCCTTGAGCACCGCCGAATCAACGGCAAGGCCAAGCTGCTGGGCAAGATCCTGCTCGATGATCTGGTCAGCGGTGGGCTGAGAGGTCTCAAGCAGCAGGTTCGACAGCACCACACGACCAGCAACGGTCTTGGGGCTCATCGAGATCTGCTCGAAGCCAAGATCCTGAGCGGTGATCGTGGAGTTCTCGCTGACCCAGTAAGCCGTAGCGGAAGTCGAGATGCGGGGGATGACGCAGGGGATACCCGTGCACTGCATCTCCTGAGCACCGCGCTCAAAGACGGTGACTTCCGCCTTCAGCTTCTCGATGATCGGGCGGATAGCCTCCTCAGGGACGATCCAACCGCCGGTATTATCCGAGCCTTGGCTCATGTCCTTGGCGCGCATGTTCTTGAAGACCTCGTGCTCGTAG